GGCGACGAGCGAGTGACCGTGTGGCATCTGGTCCAGAAGCACACCAGGCCCGACCTTATCAAAGACATCGCCAAAGACCGCCTGTTCGCTTCCGTCTACTGGCTGGACGGCCAAGGACGTGGCGACCACAACGATGGAATCCTCGCCATCCGGTCATTCTCCTACAACCCCATCATCGCCCCCCGCTGGTGGACCAACAACAGCGTTTACGGGATTGGAACCGGCGAACTCGGACTTGGCGACACCAAGCAACTCCAGCAGCTGGAAGCGGACAAGCTTCGCCTCGTTGAACTCGAAGTGGACCCGCCCATGCAGGCCCCGGCCAGCATGAAAGGCACCCCGATTGAAACCGGGGCTGGCGGACTATCCTACTACGGCGATTTCCAAGGCAAGGGGGCTCCCGTTACCCGTTTGTTTGAGCCTCGCCAGCAAATCCAGGGACTTCTCGAAGCCATCGCCAGCACGGAGCAACGCCTCCGGCAGACGTTCTACGCGGACCTGTTCGCGCTCATGATCAACCTGAACATGAGGCCCAAGCAAATGACCGCCCGCGAGGTCAACGAGCTCTCGTCCGAAAAGGTCGCCCTGCTTGGCCCCATCCTCACCCGCCTCAACACCGACCTGCTCAACCCGCTGGTGGACGCCGTTTTCGCTATCGCCATCGAGCAAGGGATTGTCGACGAAGCCCCGCCTATCCTGCAGGGACAGGAACTCAAGGTCGAGTATGTTTCCAGTCTGCACGTCGAGCAGGCCGCGGCATCCAGGCTGACCGGCCTCTACAAGATCGCTGAATTCACTGGGGCGCTGGCACAGATCGCCCCCTCCGCAGTCGACAAGCTGGACGTAGACCAGATGGTTGACGTTGCAGCCACAAGCCTCGTCGAGTTTGGCGTTGTGCGCGACGACAAGAAGGTCGCCGCACTTCGCCAGGCCCGCCACGAGCAAGAGGTCCAGATGGCCCAGGCGCAGGCCCAGGCACAGCAGGCCAAGCAGATGGCCAGCGCAGCGAAAGACCTCTCACAGACTCCTGTCGGACAGGGCGGCACGGCACTTGACGCGATCCTCACAGGAGGCAGGGCATGAGAAGCAACCCCGAATTCGAATCCGCCCGGAAACGCCACGCTGACGAGGACAACCGCCAATTGGCCCACGATGTCAAGGAGGTGCTGAGCACCGCCGCGGGGCGACGCCTTTTCATGGCGGCAGTGTTCCAAGGTGGTGTCTACACGCACACGCACCGCGGCGATGACCACGTCTACCTTGCCGGGAGGCGCGACGCCGCACTTGAACTGATGGCCGTCGCCAACCACCACGCCCCAGGTCTCGTCCTGCTGGCGAGGAAAGAGCGGCATGACCTGATTTCGGCACGGAACGCCGAGTTAAAAGGACTCACACAGAAAGGAAATGACCAATGAAAAAGCGACTGGATGAAATTTTCCGCAGGTTTTTCGCGCCGGATGACGGCGGAGGCAATGGCGGAGGGGAAGGCTCTGGCGGCGGCGGAAATGGCGAGGGCGCAGACGGCGGAGAAAACGGCGCTGGCGATGGACAGGGGAACGCCGGGGAAAACGGCGACGGCGCAGGTAAAGGCGGCGGAGATGGTTCCGGCCAGGGCGGGGGTGAAGGAGGGGAAGGCGAAGGCTCCGACGAGGGAGGCGAGTCCCTGTTGGCTGGTGACGAAGGCGCAGGCGGCGGCGAAGGAGATGAGGGCGACGCCAAGCCCCCGACGCCGGAAGAAGTCATCAAGTTCTCCGAGGCCATCAAGGTAAAGGGGCCGGACGGGAAAGACATCGATGTCGACAAGGAGGCCATCGCCGCCATTTCCCCCGTTCTCATGAAGCACAAGATGACCCCCGAGGCGGCGAGCGAACTGGTCGGCGTCTACGCGGCCTACGCACTGGGAGAGCAGGTCAAGGCGCAGAAAGCGCACATGGACCAACTGAAAACCATCCGCGAGGCAACGCAGAAAGAGTTCGGGGAGGATTTGCCTCGCATTGCCAAGGAAGCCAACGTTGGCGGAAAAGCAATTTTCGGCAAGTTATGGAATACCCTTCGTGGCATCCCAGAGTTTTCCAACCAGGCAGACGTGATTCGCGGACTCGCCGCGCACGGTCGATCCGTCATGGATGACGGGGGCACCGGAGGCGACGGTGGAGGAAACAATTCCGATGACGGACAGTTTTCGGCGGACGGATGGATCAACAGTTCAAACAAGAAAGGACGTTCCACCGCTACCGATGTGGAGTGACCTGTGTGGGTCGCCCTTCAAACAAACAAAAGCGAAGAAAGGTAACCAATCATGGCAACACGAGGAAGTTACGTTTACACATACCGCGACCTCATGGCCGGTTTGAAGGGGGACAAGACCTTCGACCATGAGATCGTGGACATGCTCATCCAGATGAACCCGATGCTGGATGACATGGTCATCACGGAAGCGAATGACGGCACCTCCAACAAGACGACCATCCGCACCGGCCTGCCGGACGTGGCGTGGATCGGCTTCTACGAGGGTGTCCAGGGTTCCAAGGGAAGCAAGAAACAAATCCGCAACACCGCAGGCCGCGCCGCGACCAAGCTGGAAATCGATGCGAAGCTGTTTGACAGCGACCCCAACAAGAACGCCCTGCTGCTGGACGAAGTTCAGGCGCATTCCAATGCCCTGATGAACGAGATGGCCGACTGCATCATCTACGGCAAGGTCACGACCGAGCCGAAGAAGTTCAACGGCCTGATCAACTTCTACAGCCAGTATCAGGCGGACTCGTCCACGGACGACACGGTGTCGAGCCATTACGTGTTCAACGCCAAGTCGGCTACGCAGGCTTCGACCGCCGCGCTCCGCTCGATCTTCCTGGTCGGCTGGTCGCAGATGTCGATCCGCTGCTTCTACCCGCAGGGGACGATGGGCGGGATTCAGCGCGGCCCGTTCAAGAAGTACGTCGATGTGACGGACTCCGACGGTGGCACCTATGAAGTCCACCGCCAGTATCTCGAGTGGCAACTCGGGCTGGACGTGCGCGACTACCGCTACGGCGGGCGCATGTGCAACCTGCAGGCCGACGAGATGTTCGACACCTCTGGCGTCCCGGACTACTGGGAGATTCTGCGCCGCATGACGACCCGCGTCCGTGACGACGGTGGTGTCCGTCAGGTGTTCTACATGGACAAACTGACGTGGGAAGCCGTCACCGTGTGGGCGAGCCGGAAGACCGCTGAAAACGCGATCAAGTACGGCGACCTCAACGAGCGCATCCCGCACAAGTTGTTCGGGGTAAACGTTCGCATTGCGGACAGCCTGAACACAAACGAAGACGAGGTCAGCCAGGTGTCGTAAGGCACCCCGACCACATCAAGAAAGGAGAGTAATCACATGTTGCTCAACAAACAGGAACTGTTCTCGGACGCACAGGAAATCCCTGTGACGAAGGACGCGGCGACGGACAGCACCAACACGCTGGATTTCCGTAGCCACGGCGACGACATCGACAAGGAACTGCGGTGGTTCGTTCTGCTGACCGAAACCGCTACCAGCGCTGGCAATGCGACGCTCCAGATCATCTGGAAGACCTCGGCCAACAACTCCGACTGGACCACCGTCTACACGGGCGACGCGATCGCGCTGGCCGACCTGACGGCGGGTTCCATGCTGGTGGACGGGGCCGTCCTTCCCACGGGACTCCTGCGCTACAACAAGCTGGTGTACAAGAATGCGGGTGCCGCGTTCACGAATACCCCGACTGTCGACGCTGGGATCGTGCGTAACGACATGCCCATCGGCCTGCCGACGACGTAGTCCGTCCCCAACCCTGGTCCCTTTCCCGTTGTTCTTCCGTGTCGGGACAGGGGCCGGGGAAGGGTTTTCGACTTATGAACGGATGGAAAGGTTTTGACGAACCATGAAAATGCAGTGCATTCGAAAATGCTTTTTCCGCGACAGGCTGTGGAAAAGAGGACAGACCATCGACCTGCCTGAATCCGCCATGTCACTCGACATCGTGAAGTCCAGCTTCGCCCTGCCGGAGGATGCCGAACGGCCCGCGCCGACCACCCTGGCCGACGAAACG